GACAGGATCCAGGAGCGGATCGAGCGCCGGCGGGCGCTGATGACCGGCTGCACCGCGCGGCCGATGACCGGGGACGGCGGCAGCATGGGATCCTCCGATGCCAGCATGCGGATGCTCAATTATGTGTCCGACATCGAGGCGCTGCAGGCGGACGCCCGGGAGCAGGAGGCGGCGCGGGACGCATGCCGGGCCAGCTGCCTGTATCTGGCCGACATGATCCCGGACATTCCGGCGGGCGTGGCGCTGCGGCACTATGTCGAGCACAAGAGCATGAACGTCATCGCCACCGAAATGGGGTACAGCCTGAGCCACGTCAAGCGGCTCAAGCGGGCCGCGGATGATGACTTGTCAGGCATCGTCATCACCTTCTGGGACCATGTCAATCTGCCGGTATGCAGCAGATAACAAAGAATTAACGCCAAAATGATACCGGATGATACCGCAATGATACCGGTATGATACCGGTATGATACCTTGATGATACCATGGGCGATGTGATATTATTACAATCGCGAAAGGAAAGGGCAAAAGCGTCAACGATGACGCTTTTGTCTGTTTTTGGCATCATGATCTATGACAAAAAGGCCGACCCGTTTTACAAGTCGCGCGCCTGGCGGTCGCTTCGGACGATGGCGCTGCAGCGGGATCACTATCTGTGCCAGGACTGCATGGCCGCCAAGGCCCGGGGCGAGATGATCCGCCCGAGGACCGCGACGGTGGTGCATCACATCCTGAGCGTTGAGGCGCGTCCGGACCTGCGGCTTGACATCGACAACCTGGTGAGCCTGTGCGACGCATGCCACAACAAGCGCCATCCCGAAAAGGGCGGGCGCGGGGACGGGGCGGCCATGAAAATACCGACCGGTGTGAGGATTGAAAAGGTATGAATGAAGTTAAGACCATGGGGAGCGCCGCATTTCCGGACAATCCGGCAGCGGCGCAGCAGTTTGACGAAATCGCAGAAGAGCTTGGCGGCGAGGACAGCCTGCGGCCACAGCAGCGGATCCTGATCGCCGACATCGTGCGGGGCGAGCTGCTCAAGCAAAAGCTGTGGGCGGACATCGAAAAGCGGGATGTGGGCACCGAGGTCCGCAACGGCAGTCAGAAGCAGTGGCGGGAAAACAAGTCGATCAGCACGCAGCTCAAGCTCGCCGATCAGCAGCGGCGCATCATGATGGCGCTTGGCCTGATCGCGCGCGAAAAGGATCAGCCCAAGAGCGAGGATGGAGACGCGGACGACTTCGACGCCCTGTGACGGCATCGCTCGGGTCTACGCCTACGCGGACGGGGTGCTGGACGGGTCGATACTGGCCTGCAAAAAGGTCATCATGAGCTGCCGGCGTTTCCGGGACGACCTGAAGCGGTCCCAGGAGGATCCCGCCTGGCCATGGGTGTTTGACGAGACCCGGGCCATGCGGCCGATCTCCTTTATGGAGCGCTTTTTGGTGCCCAGCAAGGGCGATTACGACCGGTTCGAGCTGATGCCGTGGCAGTGCTTCTGCGAGGCGAACCTGTACGGATGGGTGGACCGGGTGACCGGGCTTCGGCGGTTCAACGAGGGGCTGATCGCCGTCGGGCGCGGCAACGGCAAGACCACGATGCTCTCCGGCAACGCCGCCTTCGGCGTCTCAAAGGACGATGAGCGCGGCGCGGATGTGTTTTTGCTGGCCAACAGCAAGGAGCAGGCCGCGATCACGTTCAACGAGTGCTCGGCGCAGATAAGGTCCAGCCGGATTGCAAAGCACTTCCGGGTGCTTCGCAGCGCCATCTACTATGACAAGACCAACGGCTGCATCCAGCACCGCGCAAGCGACAGCCGGAAATTGGACGGACTCAACCCTCAGATGGCGATCTTTGATGAGATCCACGCCTACAAGGATTTCAAGCTGATAAACGTCATAAAGCGCGGCATGAACAAGCGCCGGCAGCCGCTTGCCATCTACATCACCACCATGGGTACGGTGCTGGACGGGCCGCTGATGTACTATTACCAGCTTTTCACGGATGCCATGATCCCGGGCAAGCTGCGGCCGGAGGTGGCCGACCGGATGTTTTCGTTCATCTGCGAGCTGGATGAAAACGACGATGTGGAGGATACCTCGACCTGGATCAAGGCCAATCCCAGCATCGGGAAGCTCCTGGACCTTGAGCAGCTCAAGGCCGACTGGGAGCGCTGCAAGCACATCCCGCAGGAGCGGGCGGATTTCATCTGCAAGCAGCTCAACATCTTCACCAACAGCGCCGAGGCCAAGTTCGTGGACTTTGAGATCCTGAAGCGCAACGGCGGGATGTACGACCTCAATGGCCTGGTGGGCCGCGAGTGCTACGGGGGATTCGACCTGTCGCTGACGGAGGACTTCACCGCGGCGGCGCTGGAATTTCCGCTTGAGGATGGGAAGTATTTCTGGCTGTCCCACACCTGGATTCCGCAGAAAAAGGTGGAACAGGACAACGAAAAGATCCCCTATTACGAGTGGGCGATGCGCGGGTATCTGACCATCGTGCCGGGGGATTACGTGCGGTATGAAATGCTGCTTGACTGGTTCCAGCAGGCGATGGGGCTTTACGATGTGATGAGCATCGGCTATGACCCGGCAAATGCCATGCGGCTTGTGCAGAGCATGGAGGCCGCGGGGATGCCGGTCAACCTGGTCAGGCAGGGGCCGCTTACGCTGAACGCGCCGATGAAAAACATGCGCGAGCTGCTGCTTGACGGCGGGCTGGTGTTCAACAACAACCCGCTGTGCCGGTGGTATCTTGACAACGTCAAGATCAAGCAGGGCCGGGACGCCGAGCACGAAAACTGGCTGCCCACAAAGAGCGGCCGGTACAACAAGATCGACGGCTTTGCGGCGCTATTAGACGCCCACGCCGAGCAGATGCGGCTCAATCCCGCGGGCCGGGCCGTGGACGGCGACGGGGTGACGATCATTACGCTGTGACCAGGCAACAGGGAACAGGGAATAGAACCGGGATAATGAAACGGCAAAAGCGTCAACGTTGACGCTTTTGCCGCTTTTGGGAGGAAAAGCCATGTCGGTATTTGACAGAGTAAAAAAGCCGCGCGCCCGGAGTCGCGACCGACCCGTGGAAAGGCCGAAGGCGCTGCTGCCGCTGATGAACGCGCTTCTGAACGTCAAGGCCCAGCAGGACCTGAAGGGGTCGGAGGCCATCTACTCGGCGGTGTCCAGGATCGCCAACACCATCGCCAGCATGCCGCTTCACTTGTACAAGGGATTTGAGATCCAGGTCGACGATCCCAGGGAGCGCTGCGTGGCCTGGGCGCCGGGGCCGAACCTGACGCCGTACAACTGGAAGCTTGCGATGGAAGCCTGCCGGGACACCATCGGCCGGGCGTATGCGCTGATCGTGACCGGCAAGGACGGCGTGACGGTGGAGCGGCTGGACGTGCTCGATCCCGGGCGGGTGCAGATCCTGCGCAACGCCTCAAACGGGGAGATCTGGTACGGGGTGACGCTGGACGACGGCACGCAGATGATCTGTCACAACACGCAGATCATCGCGCTGCACCACATGTCCACCGATGGCGTTACCGGCATCAGCCCCATCGAGGTGCTGGGCGGGACGCTGGGGTACGACCAGAAGATCCGGGAGATCTCCGTCGAGCAGCTCGAGGGGATCAAGGATTCGATTGTGTTGAAATTCCCGGCGAACCTGAGCCGGGAAAAGCGGGACGCCTATACGCAGAGCTTCCTTGACGCCTACAAGCAGAGCCGGGGCCATCTGATCGCCCTTGACAGCGGCATCGACGCCGACAAGATCGCCGGCAGCGTGGTGGACGCCAAGATCCTTGAGGTGGACAACATCACAAAGCGCAAGGTAGCCGCGGTGTATAACATGCCGCCCAGGATGCTGGGCGACGCTTCAAGCAGCGGCTTTTCCACCAGCGAGCAGGAGATCGCCGAATTTCTGAAGCTCACGATGATTCCCATCGTCAAGCAGTGGGAGGAGGCGCTCAACCGGCGGCTTCTGACCTACAAGGAGATCAGCCAGGGCTACACGTTCCGGTTTGACATGGACGCCTTAAAGCGCGGCGACACCGCCGCGATGGCGGACAAGCACTCAAAGGCGATCAGGTCCGCGGCCATGACGCCAAACGAGGCCAGGAAGGAAAACGGCCTGCCGCCCATGGACGGCGGCGACGATCTGCTGGTGCCACGGGACCTTATCCCGCTGCACGTGCTGATAGAGCATCCGGAGCTGCTTTTGACCGGTAGACTCGCCCCGTCCCCCGACGAAGACGGGTGACGGGTTTCGGCCCGGCACAGCCGATGTGCACGGGCCTCAGTCCGGCTTGCGCCGGACGCTCCGGCAGTTCGGGGAAAAGGAGCAGTAAGCGGCTACTGTGCGGGCAGTAGCCGCTGATGCATACGATCCTATAAGGACGCCTCGAGAGCTTTACCTCTACCGGCTCGGGGGACGCCTGGCAAGCGCCGCCGCCGCGCGTGTTTTCATCCATGGCCGCGCGGGGGGAGTCGGCGGGGTGACGCTGATATAAGGCGTCTATTTTGAGGGCATCAAAGCAGCGGACGATGGATGCCTTTTGGGGGATGATAATTTGAAACAATTCTGGAGCTTTGAGGTTTTTGATGACCACGTGGACCTTGACATTTTGGACGAGGTCTCCGCCGATGGGAGCTGGTGGGGGGATGAGGTCACGCCCAAGATCTTCGCCGAGCAGCTTTCCGCCTGCCGCGGGAAAGAGGTGCATGTGCGCATCAACAGCCCGGGCGGCGACGCCTTTGCCGGCGCTGCCATCTACGACATGATCCGCGCCTACCGGGGCAAGACCGTGGCCATCGTGTCGCTGGCCGCGAGCGCTGCAAGCCTGATCGCCATGGCCTGCGATGAGATCCGCATCTCCGTGGTGGGCACCATCATGGTGCATGAGCCGTGGTGCGTGACCGTCGGGCAGGCGTCCGATCACCTGGGCGCTGCGGCGGCGCTTGAGACCATCCGCGAAGGGCAGATCGACGCCTACGCCAAGCGCACGGGCCAGAGCCGGGAGAAGATCCTTGAGATCATGCAGGGTCCGGACGGCAAGGGTACCTACATGAACGCCCGGCAGGCGGTTGAACTGGGCTTTGCCGACAGCATCATCGGCGAGGATGAGAGCGGCCAGATGCGCGCGCGGCTCGACCAGATGAAGGTGGCCAGCTGCATTGAGCGCGCATCAAGGATGATGGCGGCGGCCATGGAGACCGCGTCCGATGAACCAGATCCCGAGGATGGCGGCGCGCGCGATCCCGAGGGGGAACCGGGCGGTCCCGCCGATGCCAACGAGACAGCCATCGCGCAGGCGCGGCTGGAGCTGACGCGCACGCTTGCGCTGACGTGTTAAGACCAACAAAGAAGGGAGATAATCAATATGACCATTGAACAGATCCGGGCAGCCCTGAAGGACATCACCGTCGAGCTGACCCAGGCGCGCAGCGAGGCCCAGCGCCTTGCCATGGACAAGGGCGCGACCATCGAGGCGCTCAACGCCGCAAACGCCAAGGTGACCGAAGCCAAGGCCCGCCACGACACGCTGCAGGCGGCGCTCGACGAAATGACCGGCGAGCAGGAAAAGCAGCTGAAGGAAGCCCAGAGCAACCACGACCGGATCGCCCAGGCGGCCAGCAAGTTCAGCGGCGCGGGCGACTTTCTGAGCGCCGTTGCCAAGGCCGACAATCCCGTCAGCCGCCACATGGATCCGCGCCTTGCGGAGTACCTGAAGGTGCGCAGTGAGGCCAGCGGCCAGAACATCACCACCGACGCCGACGGCGGCTATCTGATCCCGCCGGACTTCAGCGATGAGCTGATCAATGTGGCGGCCAGCGAGAGCGTGCTGTTCGGCGAGGTGCAGCGCGTGCCCGTGTCCGGCAACCGGCTGGTCGTCAACCTGCTGGATCAGGAATCGCGTAAGGATACCCGCGCCGCGGACGTTTCCCAGAGCATCACCGCCATCAAGGGCCGCAACGGCGGCCTGCTGGCCTACTGGACCGGCGAGGCTTCGGCCTACACCGCCAGCCAGATGAAGTTTATCCAGGACACGACCGAGATGCAGAAGCTGACCGGCCTGTGCTACGCCACGGATGAGATGCTGCAGGATCTGCCGGCCATGAGCGCCTACATCGCGCAGGGCTTTGCCGACGAGTTCGCGTTCAAGATCGACGACGCCATCCTCAACGGCACCGGCAATGGCATGCCGCTCGGCATCCTGGCGACCAGCGAGACCGCTGCGCAGAACAACGGCGCGCTGGTCACCATCGCCAAGGAAAGCGGCCAGCCCAACGGCACGCTGGTGCTCAACAACATCCTCAAGATGTGGAACGCCATGCCCGCGCGCAACCGCGCCAACGCCAAGTGGTACATCAATCAGGACCTTGAGATCCTGCTGTATCAGCTGCTGATGAACACCGGCAGCCTGACCTACACCGGCAAGGATTCCGACGCCGCGGATGTGGCGCTGTCCATGAACATGGGCATGCCGCTGTTCGTGCCCGCCGGCAGCCTGGCCAACAGCCCGCACGGCACGCTGCTGGGCCGTCCGATCGTGCCGATTGAGCAGGCCAACGCGGTGGGCGGCAAGGGCGACATCTCGCTGCTCGATCTTTCCCAGTACCGCTGGATCGACAAGAGCGGCGTGGACGCCCAGACCAGCATCCACGTGCGGTTCCTGTACGACGAGACCGCCTTCAAGTTCACCTACCGCGCGGGCGGCAAGCCGATCTGGCGCAACGCCATCGAGGCCTACAAGGGCACGACCCAGCGCAGCCCGTTCGTCACCCTGGGCGCTCGCGCGTAAGGGGGCGTAACATGGCAGACCTTGCGGGATTTCGGGCGCACGCCGTCATCGGCGATGAGGAGACCAACGCCGAACTGAATCTGTACCTCGAAGCCTCCAAGGCCTACGCCGCGGGGGCCGGGGTGCCGGAGCCGGACGACGACGACGCCCTGTACGACCTGATGATCTACCGGCTTGCGACGTTCTACCACGATCACAAGGCCTTCCCGGAGCAGGGCAAGGACGCGGAGTACGTGGGCGTCAACGGCATGATCATCCAGCTGCGGGGGGCATAGTTATGCCGAGAGTCGATCCGGGGGAACTGAAGTATCCGATCATCATCAAAAACAAGGTGCGGAGCCTGGACAGCAACCAGCATTACATCGTGATGCCGGAGCTGATCCAGGCCCGGGCCGGGGTGATGAAGTACGCGGGCGGCGATCGCGTTGAGCGCGGGGCCGCCCGCAGCGTTGACACCGTCACGTTTATCGTGCGGTGGGGCGTGCGACAGAAGATCCAGCGGGACGCCACGATCACCTTCCAGAACAGGATCTACGAGGTGGACTGGATGGACAGCACGCCCTGGGCGGAGGTCTACGCCCGAGTGCGGGGGATCTCCACCGATGAGGGGGAGCGCTGATGGGACGCATAGACTTTAACGTCGACGCTGCGGACATGCGCGACATTTTGCGAATGTTCGACAGCGTCCAGAATGTGCCAGAAAAGGCGACGGCGGCGATCACGGAGGGCGCTGAGATTATACTGAGCGCGGCAAAGGACCTGTCGCCGGTCCGCGAAGGCAACATGAAGCGCGATCTCAAGATCGGCAGGCGCAAAAAGACGCAGGATAAGCATGCGGTGGAAGTCGGCGTGTTTTGGCCGGATTCTCCGTATGCCCACCTTGTTGAGGGCGGGCATGGCGGCCCTAAGCCGGCGTCCGCGCATCCGTTTTTGGAAGTGGCGGCGGAAATGAAGGAAAGGGAAGTCATTGACGCTGTCATGGAAGCGCTCAAGAGGGCAATAGGATGACAAGCAGGAGGACCCATGACGATTTACCAGAGAATGGCCAGCGTGTTCGAGCACGCGAATGTCCCGGGATTTTTGCAGGAATGGCGCGCCACGGCGCTGTATCCGCAGATCCCGGAGCGCTATGCGACCTATCGCGTGTCGTCAAGCGGCGAGGGCCTTGCCGCCGACGACATGGAGATCGCGCGGCGCTACCAGATCTGGATCGACCTGTACGGGGAGACGGACGTTTCGGGGGCGCTTGAGACGATCATGCTTGAGCTTGAGGGCCAGGGCTTTTATATCGGCGATGTGCGCGACATGGACGACGCGAGCGCCAGCCGGTATGTGTATCACCGGCGCTGGCAGGTCACGTATGTGGACTACTGCTGGGAAGAGTAAGGAGCAGTGATCAGGGGAATGGCTGTTCCTGCTGACTGATCCCTGATTCCTGCACGGGAAATTGAAAGGAGATTGATCGACAATGTCTGATACGACCATGAAGAAGCTGGGCATCCTGATCGGATGCCGGGACGTTGTTTTTGCCAAGATGACCGCCGACGAGGCGAGTGGCGCGACCTATGAGGCCGGCCTTTTCAAGGCGCCGGGCGTGATCGAGGTGGCGCTGACCGCGCAGGTGACCAACGAGTCCCTGGCCGCGGACGACGTGCCGCTGTACGAGGTGCTCAACAGCCTGGACGGCTTCGACCTGTCCCTTACGATGGCCAGCGTCGGCAACGACGGCAAGGCCTATCTGCTGGGCAACAACGTGGACACCAACGGCGTGCTGACCGAGGCCAGCGACGACGACGCGCCCTATGTGGCGATGGGCTTCAAGACCGCCCGCAGCGACGGCTCGGATGATTACATCTGGCTGTACAAGGGCAAGTTCGCCCAGGGCGACTCCACGTTCCACACCAAGGAGCGCGGCGCGGTGAACTGGCAGACGCCGGTGCTGACCGCCACGTTCATCCCGAGAATCGCGGACAAGAAGATCCGGGCCGTGGCCAACAGCGAGGACAGCGCCTTCGCCACGGCGAAGGCGACGTTCTTCAACGCGCCGTATTCGGCATAAGGGAAAGGGGGCGGCGACAGCATGAGAGCTGTCGCCGCCTTTTTCATTGAAATGAATAAACGGAGGTAGACCATGATCACCATTGACCTTGTGATCCGCGGCAAGACCAAGCGGTTTACCGCCAGCGGCATATCGCTGCGGGCGAGCCTCGACGCCTATGACCTGTACAGGGATTACACCGAGGCGAACGGGGACTTTTCAAACGAACTTTTACAGCGCTGTATGGATTTTGCGCGGCGCGTTTTTGGCAATGCCTTTTCAGAGGAGCAGCTGCTGGACGGCTATCAGGGCAGCGCGTTTCGGCTGTTTCCGAATTTACTGAACGCGGTGGTTAGCTACAGCAACGAGCAGATCGCAAATTTTCCCGAGCCGGCGATCGCGCCGGAGATCGGGGTGGAGACGACGACCTGACGCCCAGCGGGGCGATCCTTGGGATCTACTCGGGCATGCTGCGGGCGGGGATCTCCATGCGGGAGATCGACCGGACGGACCTGGCGATGTATCTCAGGGTCATGGCGCACGCGGCAAAGCACGAGGAAAAGGATGATGGCCGCGCGGATCCGCGCGGGAAGCCTGAAAAAAAACAGGTCATTGAGCTGAAGCGGGGATATATCGACGACTTTTTTTAGAGGTGCTTATGCTTGAAAGCGGCTTTTACAACATGGACTGCATGGAGGCCATGAAGGACTTCCCGGATGGCTTTTTTGAGCTGGCCATCGTGGATCCGCCGTATGGCGATGGCGGCCAAAAAATCGGGGGGGGGGCGCAGATTCGGCGGCCTGTTCGACCGATACAAGATGGAACCGGTTCGGCCAGAGATTCGACCGGTACAAGTACCACACCCAGATGCGGACGGACAACCCCTCGAAAATATCCGGGGGG